TACAAGAATCACCGCAAGGAATCCAGCAGGATCATTGAAGAACTGCTCGGCAAGATGAAGGACAAGGACAAGCTGCTTGAAGCCCTGCGCAACATGGTTGCGGAAACCTACAACTCCCTGATGGACGAGGGCGACGAGGGAAACGTGGAGTGGACGGCGACGATTTAGGAGAATCCGAACCGTCAGAGCCGCCCACGTTAGCGGAGATTTTCACACAGGCGTTCCCGTATTACCTTGCAATGGGGATGACCTATGACGAGTTCTGGCGCGGCGATCCCACGCTGGTGCGGGACTACCGCAAAGCGGCTGACATGAAGCGCCACGAAAAGAACCACGAACTGTGGCTGCAAGGGCGATACATCTTTGAAGCCTTGCGCTGTGCGCCGCTGCTGGTCGGGTTCCCGGAGAAGGGCTACAAAGTGCCGAGTGGCGCGGGCTATCCTGAGATGCCGTACCCGCTGACGGAGCAGGAGGCACAGGAGCGCGAGATACAGCGCGAGAACGAGAACACCAAACGCTTCATAGCGCAGCTTGAAGCTGAAAGCAAACGGAACTTAGAGAAATCCAAGAAGGAGGCGGTTAAAGATGGCGGAGAACACGATTGACAATCTCTCCATTCAAATTACCGCAAGCGCGGACAAAGCAGCGGGTGTGTTTGACCGCCTCGCTTCTTCGGCTGGTCGGCTGCGCGGGGCTGCGTCTGGCGCGGCTGACAGCGTGAAAGATGCCGCAAATGCTTTAAATGGTTTTGCAAAAGAAGCAAGCGGAAAAAGCGCAGAAAAAATCGGCAGCGATATTCGTAAAGCTGGTGATGCTGCGGAGGACGCTGGCGACAATGCGAAGAAGGGCGCGGCTGGTATTGCCACATTCTGGAACGCATTAAAGCGCCTTGGAAATATCAGCTTGAAGGGCATCAAAAGCGCCCTGTTCGACCTCCCGAAATTCTTTGGCGGAAAACTGGTAAGCAATGTTAAAGAAGCGGTAACTGGCGTTAGTCAGTTTTTTAGCAGCATTAAGCGGATTGCGTTATACCGCGCTATCCGTACTGCGTTGAAACTGATTACGCAGGGATTCAGCGAGGGTATGCAAAACCTGTATGCGTGGAGCGCCGCCGTGAACGGTTCGTTTGCCGCAAGTATGGACAGACTGGCATCCGCTTCGCTGTACCTGAAGAACAGCATGGCGGCTATGGTGTCGCCGCTGGTTGAAGCGATTGCACCCGCCGTTGATTTCGTGATTGACAAGTTCGTTGATCTGTTCAACGTCATCAATCAGGTGTTTGCGCTGCTTGCCGGTAAGGTTTCCTATACTGCGGCGAACAAAGTTTCGGCGCAATGGAAAGCCGCAAGCAACAGCGCAAGCGGCAGCGCGAAGAAAGCCGCCGATGAAATCAAGCGCACCCTGCTTGGGTTCGACGAGATTAACAAGTTAAACGACAACAACAAGAGCAGCGGCAGCGGCGGCGGCGGGGGCGGCGGCAGCAGCGGCAGCGGCGCTTTGGGCTTTGAGGAGCGCCCTATCAGCGATTGGATTCAGAATATGTTTGACAGCGGCAACTTCTCGGCGCTTGGAACGCTTGTTGCCGAGAAGATAAACACCGCATTGAACAACATAAGCTGGGAAACCATCAGGGCTAAGTCGTTCAAGTTTGTCGATTCCATTACCTCGCTGCTCAACGGGTTCATTACGGATATTGACGGAACCCTTCTCGGCAAGAGCCTCGCTGAAGCGATTAACACCGCTGTGGCAAGCATCAACAGGTTTTGGGACAAAACCAAGTGGGCTGAGGCCGGTAAAAAGCTGCATGACGCTATTGTGGCGTTTTTCGATGACATTGACGTTGTGGGCGCGGCGAACGCGCTGACCGCCAAGTTCAAGAGCCTTGTGACGCTGATTGGAAACGCCTTACCGCAGTCTCAGGAAGAATGGAACGTAATCGGTAAAAAGATTTCAACCTTTATCAGCACAGCGATCAGCAACATCTCCACAAGCGGCATCGGTGATGTTATCGGGAATCTGATTTCTGGGGCGCTGACCACCATAACCATTCTTGCCAACGACAGTACGCTCACGAAGATAGCGAACGGCATCAAGACCAACCTTGAAAACGCTTGCAAGAAGATAACTCCGCAACAGGTTTCTCAGTTTGTGAACGCTGTCCTGCGTGACGTTATGAGCGCCATAGGCGTACTGTTCAGCATTGACCTTCAGTTTGGCGATATAACGATCAGCCCCGTGGCTGTGGCTGCGTTTGCTTTGGCAGCGGGGCCGCTGATTAAAGGCGCATTGAGCAACGCTTTCGATTCGATATTTGACAACGTTTCTCCAACTGGTTTGGGGAAGGGTCTGGCCTTTACCGCTGGCGTGGCGCTGGCGATTCAGGCGGTTGTTGACCTGGTTGATGTCGTTAATGGCATACAAGATGGAAATGTTGACTGGTCTAAGATCGGCGGGTTCTTGAGAAATGCCCTTATGTCAACTGGTATGTTCCTGATGGCAACGGGGCATTACGGTGCTGGCATTATTGCTATCGGCGTGGGGATTGTAATTGAGCCAATCGTTGTCAAGATTGCCGATTTCATTAATGAATATGGGCCGATCTTAAAGGGCGCTGGCGAAATGGGCTGGCAGAGTTTCGTGGACGGTTGGAACTCTATGTCAATGGATGCGCTCAAAATACCAGTACAATTGGCCTTAACCGCCGAGGAACTTTGGGCTGGTCTGAAAATTGGATGGATCATTCTACAGAATAAAGTGCTTGAAATAGGGGTGGCGATAGCCCAAACTGCGCAGGACATTTGGGATGGGATTTCTAATGGATGGAACGCTTTAGCCAATAAATCCCTGGAAATTGCCGTTGGTATTTCAACCACCGTTGCCGAACTTTGGAACCAGATTGTTGAATGGTGGGATGAGTTTACATCTGGCAAGTGGCTTGGCATCCATATTGGAATCGGTGATGGCAGCGGCAAGGTAGACACAAGTCCTTCTGATGCTTATGACAGCGGCGCATGGGCGTACGCAACAAGCATAAATGTTGGTGTAAATGGTATTGCCGGTAAACTGATGAAGGTTGTCGGCGGCAAGCTGGCTCCTGACACGACGAACACCAAAACCACGAACACCGTCAAGGGTGGCGTTGGCGCTGGCATGAAGTCTATCAGCGGGAAGTTTGCTCCTGTTGTGAGTAACACAAGCACTACGAATACCGTGAAGGGCGCTGCGGGTTCTGGCGTAAAGCTGAATAGCGGCAAATTCACTCCTAACGTTAGCAATACGACCACCACGAATACTGTGAAAGCTGTTGCTGGCACTGGCATGAAAGCGTCTGGCAAATCGTATGTGGTGTCCACGGCGAACACAAAAACCTCTAATGAGGTATACGCCGTTGCCGGTGTCGGCATGGTCAAGCTGTCTGGCACGAACTCGTACTCCATCAAAGCCGTTGACACCACGACCAAAGACACAGTAAACGGCGCGTCTGGTACGGGCATGGCGTATAACAAAGATGTCGGAAAGTTCTACGCCAAAGTCACAGGTACTACTACCAAAAACACGATCAATGGCTCGTCTGGTACTGGCATGGGGTACGATAAAAATAATGGTAAGTTTAAGCCGAAGGTTGAGAATACGTCATCTACGGTAAGTGTTAAAAAGGGCTGGACTGGCAAAGTGTTGGACAGTCTGGGTCTGTCTAATCTTAAAACCACAATTAAGGTTGGACTTGCTGTAGACAAAAAGAAATCGAAAGCGGTTCTGACTGGAACGACTGGCAACGTTTATAACGTGAACGTCAGGGGCGAAAAAGCCAAGGGCGGCATCTTCTCCAACGGCGTATGGTCGAACATTCCGCAGTATGCTGGCGGTACGGCGAACGCTCACGGCTCCCTGTTCCTGGCTGGCGAGGCTGGCCCGGAAATCGTGGGTCATGTGGGCGGCAGGACGGAAGTGCTGAACAAGTCCCAGCTTGCATCTGCCATGTTCAGCGCGGTTCAGGCTGCAATGGCTCCCGCTGCTGCGAATTTCGCGGAGGCTGCTGCGAACATGAGCGCGGCAAGCGTAGGCGTAGACCTTGAAACGCTGGCAGAGATGGTGCGACAGGGCGTTGAACAGGCCATGAGCCGTAGCAATGACTATGACAGGCAAAAGGTGGAACTGCTGCGGAGCATCAACGAGAAGGATAACACGATTGAGGTTAGCACCAGCAGCATCAATCGGGCGCAGACCCGGATGAACCGCCGCGCAGGAACGACCATCGTTGCCGTAGGCACTTGATAAGGGGGGCGAGGATATGTCACAGGCAGACAATCCAATCAAACAGGTTCGCCAGAAGCCGACCACGGCTAACCCGAATCCTACTTGGATAACCAACATTCCTGCTCCGTCCAAGTACGACTGGAAGGAAAGCGACGTTTCGTCTGCTGACGCTGGACGCACAGAGGACGCGCTGATGCACAAAGAACTAATTGCCAAGAAGGTTCACTTAGAGTTGGAATGGCAGAATGTCAGCGACACCGTGGCACAGACCGTCCTTCAAGCGTTCAGCAACTATGAGTATTTTCAGGTCAACTACTACGACTACAAGGCTATGGCATACCTGACAAAAACCTTCTATGTTGGCGACAGGACTGTGACCGCCTACAACCGAGTGCTGAAAATCGGTACTATTAGTTTCAACATTATCGAGCAATAAGGGGGGCTTTGAATGTACCCGATAACGAGCGCTGTAAAAGCCCTATTTGACGATGAGCAACGGCAAGTTCTACGGATTACAGGCACGGACAAGAACGGCGTAGCTATCAGTATCACGGACGCGAACGTGGTAATGGGTGGATTCAACATTGACCGATTTTCATGCAACGGCGAAAAGCTGGAAGTGGGTACAGCGGTTGCCGCTGAAATGACGGTACGCCTGAACAACGTGAACGGCGAGTACAACGACATCATGTTCGAGGGCGCGGAACTGTTCACGGAAATCGGCATAGCCGACTGGACGCAGGACACCCCGACGATCAACTGGATTCCATGTGGGTATTTTACCCCGGACGAACAGCCGCGCTCCCTGTCCAAAATCACCATCAAGGCTTTGGACAGGATGATACTTTTCGACGCGATTGTGGACGATACCCTGATAACGCTGCCTGATACTGTTGCTGGTCTGGTTGGACAGGTGTGTACTGCTTGCAGCATAACCCTTGCGGATGACATAAGCGGCCTGACCAACGCGGACGTTATTATCTCTGAACTCCCCGAAGCGTATGGCAACATGACCTATCGCAACATCATTCAATGGTGCGCGGGCATCATGGCGACCAACGCATGGATCGACTGGAACGGTGAGTTGCGGTTCAGTTGGTACGAAAACAGCACCGATTATGAACTGCTCCCCGAAAACCGTTTCAGTAGCGATTATTACGAGGATGATTTGACCGTAACAGGCGCGAAATACACGAACGCAAGCGGAGAGACAATCATATCTGGTACGGACGATTATGCTATTGACTTGACCGGCAATGCGCTGATAGGGCAGTTGCTTGCTACGGTACTTCCCGCAATCGACACGGCGTTGAATGGCTTTACCTATCGTCCGTTTTCTGCAACGGTGATTAACGCGCCCTACCTGTGGCCTATGGACACGGTGGATTTTACTGATAAAGACGGAAACACCTACGCAAGCGTACTGACAAATGTCGCGTATGGGCTTAACGGCGCTACTGCCCTTGAAAGTAAGGGCATGACATACGCGATAAATGCCAAAGCACAGCCGAGCGGTGTTACAAAACAACAGGCGCAGCTTATCAACGAAATCTCCCAGGGGAACATAGACGATTTCAGCGACACGCTGACGCAGGAGGACATATTTAACCGCCTGACCGACAACGGCGCGGCACAGGGGTTGGTGCTGTACAACGGGCAGTTGTATGTGAACGCCAGCTATATGAACGCTGGCGAACTGAACGCCGCGATTGTGCGCATTAAAAACCTGACCGCGAACGACATATCATCGGGCATCATCCACAGCGCGGACTATAGAGTAGTAGATATTCCGATGATATACCCGGAATCCACGCTGTTCCCCGCAGACGATTTGTACCCGAACTATGGCGAACGTGTCACAAGCGGTTTTGCCATTGACTTTGCAACAGGACAGATATACGGTGCGTTCTACTCGGCGCAGATCGACGCGCTGCAACAGGCGGTTACGGCGCTTCAAAACGCGCTGGTCTACCCGAAATCAGCATCTTAAAGGAGGTACTACAATATGGCTTTTACTCCATATTATCCCGGTGGCTGGCAATCTGGCGAGGAGGGCGGCACTCCTATCACCCCTGCTGCCCTGAACCATTACGATGACTACCTTGAAACTACATATACCCAGACCGAAACCGACGCGGCTATTGCACAGTCTACGGCGAATATCGGTACTGTGTACAATCAAAGCATCACTACATCGGTTACATTCACAGGTAGCACAAAAGAGGTTTGTGCCCTGACTCTGCCGCCCGGAATATATGTTGTTACTGGCGATGTGCGATTTGATGGGAGCGTTGCGAATGGCAGACAAGGCGCAACCCTTACATACAATAACGCAGATGGTTCGTATGATTTGGCTGCATACATATTACTGACTAAACCGGCATCGACAGAAAACCAATACTACAATGTAGCCCGGATATCGCAAATAACGGCAACAAACAATACAGTATATCTAATGGCATACGATGCTGCTCTAAGTGGGACACGCACGATTGCTGCGAATTTGTGGGCCGTCCGCATCAAATAATAACCCGAATGTTGACCAATCAACGAAAGGAAGTGAAATTATGAAATACAAGCCCATCGAGTATGAGCCGGAGGGCTATACCGAGGAAAACCCCACCGATACCGTGTGGGTGCGCGAAGGGCGCGGACAGATGATACGATTGGAGGTGGAGGACGATGTTGCAGACGATTAGGCATCAGGACACGGGCGAACTCGTTGTCGTTGCCAAGTGTTTGACCGGCTATCTCAAAACCTCGAAGAAAATC